GTATCTGGTGCTGCTTGAGGACTACCCATCATATTCTCAAAGAGACCCAATTCGTGATCGATGTCTTGCTTTGCCATAATTTCATTCTGGTATAATTCATTAGGCATTGGTAACGGAGCAACGGGAACGGGCTGACCTTCACTAAAGTCAACTTCAATTATCGCTCCGGGTTGAGCCCATTGTTCCTTTAGGGCTTCTACGTCGGTTCCTCTCGGAACCAGTACTTTCACATTAGTGGAAGTGGACGCATGTGCAACTATAAGAGATCTAATCTTGTTAATATATCTCTGCATATCTTTCACCAGCCTTACATCAGAAAGCGGGTATGGTGAACCGGTATGCATATTCATTAATGGGATTATAGGATACTCTTCGCAGTTGAGTAAGCGTCGATAAAGGGTCTTATCTCCTACAACGAACCCCATCTGAATTCGTTGCATCGGAACCTTTACCGCAGTAATTAATCCTTGCTCGGCAAGATCCATCATACGAACTTGCTGTATTTGCGGAGGTTGAGGGGGTTGCATCCCCTGCTCTGCAATAGCTTGTGCATATTCCGGATTCTGTTGAGCTACTTGGAGTAATTCCTGATATTGAGCTAGAGCTTTTTGATACTCTGCCATAAGTCGTTCTGCTACCTGACGAGCAAGAACTTCTTCGGTGGCTATATTGCCATTGATGATCCAGACAGGACGTTGGAGATATTCTTCGAATTTTTCAGGGGTAAGAGTATACTCTGCCCTACTCCAACTCTCGAATACTCTTACTAGTTCTACCCAGACTTTAGTATAGCGCTCATAGCCACGTATGTATTCGCCATCAAAAAGATCCGGATTCTCTACACCAGCGAATACAATGAGATTATCACTCGTGTTCCCAGTAATTATCATATCACTTCGGAAACTATTTCCACTTGCAGTATCGATAGCTTCAGTATAAGATGGGTATAATCGCTGAAGCTGACCTTTGGTATAGGTGCGGCTAATGATAATATCGGATGCATCACTACAGAATTCATCTTGCGCATTCGGATCAATATATACTTGCAATGGATCAATAGCCTTAAACTTTACTTCACCTCTTCCACCATCGGCGTAGGGATCGATATATACAAGCAGAACACCCATTCCCGTAACATAAAAATCATCTATAGCTTTTGAAAGTTGTCTATCACCTTGAGAAATGCTCCAGATATACTGGATGAGTCCATTCATTGCTCCAGCAGTCTGATTATCCGAATCTTCTGCTGCAGTTACTCGGAAAGTAGGATGATTCGATGTAAGTATTCCTTTTGCCAATTCTACTGCGGGATGAATACGATTTATTACTAGTGCTGCCTGAGAACGGGCTTCGAGTATCTTTTTATCTTCTTCGGACCACTGAGCACCATATCGGAACTCTCTATCTTCTGTAGCTTGCTGTGCCCAGATAACTCTATTTCCGGAACTAAATCTAGTAAATAATTCCTGTGTTTCTTCGGCATAGTAGCTATCGCTTGAAGTCATAACATTTTTATCTTTTTTCATATATCACATCTTCCTCGCTTACATATACTTCCGCAGAATCGCTATGAAATCCAATAGCCGAAGCTCCGGAATATATTGCTTCTTCCTCGTTATCTGGAAAAGCTTTATCTATTATAAAACGAATAAGTTCTGTGTTCTCCGTGGCTGGTATCCCATGCGCTCGTAGATTATCTACTATGATCCCAACTCTATTTGACCAGAGAATACACTTCACGATACCCTCGGTATCGATCTCTTCGTTCTTTACCTCTTCGTCGTTTTTCTTAAGTTCTTCGTCTTTTTTAGTCTTTTTTGTCGTCATACTGCCATCCAACTTAGTCTCTCTTTCTTTACAATTTCCTTATCCGGACTGGTTTGTAATCTCTTCTTTGGAGGACGGTAACCATAATTTGAAGCCATCCAAATACTGTCAAGTATATCATCATGTTTTCCTCGAGGAAACGCAAGAAATTCTCGTTCTGCTTCAAGATCGTTAGGTCGGAATATCAGTTTCCCTTGAGCCATTAGCGGTACTAATCCGATTAATCTCTGAGACTTACTCGTTCTATGTGTAATCTTCTTTTCAATTCCGGGAATATATATACCCTCTTCCAGCATCATCTGTCTCGTAGTCATACGACAACTTTCCTGATAAGCCTGAGATTCGATGTAGACACCACGATGATGCCACTTCTTAAATAGATCAATAATCATTTTCGGATGTTCTGCAGGATTACACTTTACTCGAACCATATCAACGATGAACTGATAGCCATTGGCATCAATACCAATAGTAGTCATTACGGTATAATCACTATGTGCAGAAATAGCAGAAGCAAGATCAATACCAAGAAATAGATATACTAATCGCTTCTCACCGTTATAATTCACATACCACTCACCGTTTATCTCTTCAATCTTGCCATCGTAGGTATGAATATACTCTGGTCGAAATGGTGCATCATCTGGAGATTGAGGCTGATTCATATACTCTTGAAAGAATCCAGAGGTATTGCCCATATGTTCGAAACCTTGACGAATCTCTTCTATCTTCTCCATAGGATACATCTCTTCCCAGATACTATTACCATTCTCATCGATAATAGATTTCCAGATTACTTTCCAATCCGGAGCGTCTTTTACCCACTGAAGAAAACAATCTTCGGAGATTATAGTACCAATAGCGATTATTCTACCGTCTTGCTGAGAAAGAGATGGTATAACTGCTTCCGTAATCCATTTCCGATTAAATGCACGAGCTTCTGCGGTATTAGCATTCATTTCGGATTCGAAGTCATCAAGAACGATTATATTAGATCGGGTATCATCTTTTATTAGACCACGCACTTTCTGACCGGTACCAAGAGCAAGAACTCTTGCTCCATTGGCAAGAATAATATCGTCTTCTCTCCAGCGTTCTGCAGTATCTGAACCAAGATTTCCAAAGTATCTTTTGATTTTTTTATTATGATCTAGAGTATTTTTAATACGAGTAAGATAGTTTATAGATTGGCTTCTAGACTCTGAAATAAGAACAGCGAATAAGTCTCTATCTGGTGGCTTATTCAATATCTCCCAGAGAATATAGATGAACGAAGCGATAGTACTCTTCGCCATACCTCTCGGAAGTGCAATAGCCAACTTCTTCGCTTCTTTATCCTGAAGAAGATCATAGATCTCGAAATGAACTTCCGGCATAGTAAGTGGTACCGACTTCGGAAGACAAGTAAGTGCAAACGCTGGAATAGAGATGCGCATAGCCATCTTCACTATCTCCCGGTCGGAAGCTTCCGGGAACTCATTTCTTAGTTCTTTTAGGATCTCCTCAATAGAATACATTACTTATTCGCATTCAGTGCAAATACAGCTCTTCGGATAGTCCTAGTATCGTATTTGGACTTATTCGCCAATACGTGTCTTGCATAAGCAAGAACATCACTAAATCCAGCAGAATGTGCTTGCTGAGTAAAAGCACCTTCGGTACCCTTCTCGGCAATTCTCTTCGCTGCTTTTGCGATCCAATTTGATTTCTTTGCCATATTAATATCCTTCCTTTCCGGTCAAATCCCAGAGTATTTCTATCATAGGATTTTGACCAAGTTTTTGCATACGTAATACGTAATCATAAAAGTTTTCCCACGCATCTCCAGTTTTTGGATCAAGAAAGCCGGTGCATCCAGCAGATTGAAAATTAGGATCAC